GTGCTTCACATCGCGCACTGGGTGTCCACTGCGAACGGGCTGCGAGTGCAGGTATCCGTCCAGCGTCGTGGGCCAATCTGAATGTGGTTATGCGGGACAAGCAACACGCCTGTCTACCGCCAGCACTAAAAAAACAAACAGCCCCTTTCGGGGCCGGTTGTCACTTGTTCTTCTTGCTCTTGTCGTCAGGCTCAGCCGTAGCGAGCTTGGCTTTCAGAGCGTCAATCTCGGCACGCAGGGCCGCGTTCTCGTCGCTCGTCTTGTTGACGGCTTCGAGAATTGCCTGGCCTTGCGTCTTGGGCCGACCGACCTGCTGGAACTTGGCAAACGCCTTGTTCATCGCGGTCTTCTCGGCTTCAACGCCAACGTCATCTGCTTCTTCGCGGATAATCACGGCATCGCCCGCGAGCCTGTCAACAATCTCGCAGAACGACTTGTTGAGGCCCATGCCGACGCGAAACGCGAGGTTGTTCTTGTCCAGTTCGATTGCGATGTTTTCGGGAATCTTGAAAGCCATAGGTCATCCTGTGAGCCGCGAGAGGCTGGCGATAGCGTCGCGGTATTCCTTGCTGCCAACCATGCGAAGTGCCTCTGCATCGCCGTTCTTCGCTCGCTGCTTGATTGCCTCAGCATCCTTGATGCTGGTGATGTTTACAGCCGTCACGCTCGTGGTAGGCTGCCCAGCAGTCTTGAGCGTCTTGCCCGTGTCCGCGCCAGACCGCATCGACAGTGTGGCCTTCAACGCCTGCAATCCCACCTTCGCCGTCGCGGGGTTGGTGATGAGGTTGTTGAGTGCCTTGCGTTCGTCGTCATTCAGCAGCGTCGATGCGTCGTTAGCGGCCTTCACGTAGGCATCGCGGCTGCCAAAGACTTCGCCAGCGGCTTCGTTGACCACACTGGCAATCTGCCGCTGTTGGCCTTCGATGGCGGTGGACAAGCCAATCGCCAACGCGCTGGCGGCAATCTTGGGGATGCCCGCCTTCTCCAATGCCTCGATGCTGGCAGGCGACAACTTCTTGTCACGCTGCCACTCACCAATCACGCTGTCAGGCGACAGGCCCGCCTTCTTCAACACGTCCTGATAGTTGTCGAGCGTGATTTCTTCAGGCAACTCCACCTTGGGAGCAGCGGGAATCACGGGCACAGGCTCGGCGGTGGTCTTCGCGCCCAGCTTCTTCTGGAGTTCGACGTAGCCCTTCTCAAGCTCAGCCGCCGACTTGAACTTACCAGCGAGCAGAGTCTCAGCCTTGGGTTCTGCGGCAGGCTGATTGGCTGGCTGTCCGGTCTGTTGTGGTTGTACGTTCGTTGACTGCTGATCGACTTGTGTGTTCGGTTCTGCCATATGTCACTGCGGGGTGTTCGTCACAGCGGAGTTGGTCAACAACTCACCAGCACCAGCCGCGAGTTGCTTAGCCATTTCCGCTTGTGCTTCTTGCTGCGCGCGGGCTTGCTGCACCTGTGCAACTTGCTCAGGGGTCCGCACGATGGGATCGGTGATGTTGAGGTGGCGAGAGATGACTTGCAGCAGGACAGGGAGGTTGATCTCGTCAGGCAGTGGGTTCGCCGCGAGGTCGCGCGCGATGGTCGCGTACTGCACAAGCTGCTGCACCTTCTGCTGGCGAGCGACGGCAGCCGCGCCCGTAAGCAGGTTGATGCGAATCTTCTGCTTGCTCTCTGACGGCATGACCTTGTTGACGTAGTTCTTCTTCTCGGCAATCACCATCAGGCGTTGCATGATGGGGATTTGCAGCATGTCAGCCACGGGCGTGTAGACAAGGCCACGCGCACCTTCGTTTTGGGCGAGCGTGACGTTCTGCACTTCGGCGGCGGTTGTGCGTTCGCTATCACGCACCTGGCCGGGCAGGTAGAGGAAGCGACGTGCAAGCGATTCGCCAAGCTGCTGCCAGACGCGGTTCATCACCTCGGCAGACGCGAGGCTCACAGGCCCCCACGCCGCTGCATCTTGCAGCACGCCTTGACTCACACGCGCGCCACGCACGATGCTGCCAGCGGGCTTCATCAGGTCGTCGTCACGGATGAGACTGTCATCGGCAACGAACACTTTGACGTTTACCGCCAAGCCAGCATGTTCGAGTTGGCACTTGCTCAGGCCGTTGTAGGAATTGAGGTCAGCAATGGTTTCTTCAACCGGGCCGCGACCGTAACTCTCGCCGGGAATTAGGGCGTAGGGCACAAAGAAGTACGAACAAACGTCTTCTTCCTTTTCGGCAACCTCAACGCCAAGCACTTCCTGCCTGATTGACCACTTCTTCGTTGACTGCACCCACTCCACCTTGGTGTAGATGTCCACCATGCGGCGGTCGTAGTCAACGTCCTGTGGGTTCTTGCCGTCGTTGGCCTTCTTCCACTCGTCGATAGCAGCCTGCGGTGCCTCGGCAATGTCGATGTTCTCACGCACGATGCCGCACAGCAAGTCGCCATACGAATCACGCATCGCCACGTAGTTGTCGCGGCGGAACACAGTGACACGCACATCGTCGTCAAGACGGAAAGCGGTATCACCCGTGATACCGAGTTGCCGGATAGCCGCCTGCATCTGCGAGCGGAAGCCTTGCGGACGGCGGTTGTCGCTCGGGCGCAAGGCCGCTTCATCCAGCATTGCGTGCAGAATGGATTGCAGGACGAACAGACCACGCTCGGTCACGTCGCGTTCTTCCTGCGTCATCTTCGCCATTTCGGCGCGTGATGCTTCCAAGGCGGCGAAGGGGATAACAGACGGGAACACGGACGACACCACAGTGCCAGTCCAGTTGTTCACGAGGTCACCACCAAGCGACTGCCATGTATCAGGCAGCGGCGTATCAGCGGTGTGGCCGTCAGGCGGGAGGACGTGCGGTAGCGTCAGGGCTGCGCAGCGGCGTGCCGTCGTGAGGGATTCCTGCCGCTTGCCGTCAAGCCGCATGAACATCTGCTTGATTGTCATTGGATTGGGGGAGGCACGTACAGACCGCTTCCGGTGGTCCTGGGGCCACCAGATTGGTTGGGCACGATCAGCGAAGATTGGTCGCGAAGTGTTGCAATGCGGCGAAGTTCTCGCTCACGTCGCGCGCTTTCCACGGGGTCAAGTTTGGTCGGATCGGTAGATTTGGGGGGCGTGGGAGTTGCGTCTGCGCCGTTGTTTTGAGCCTGTATAACGACACCAGCCGTTGTGCCTGCCGCTGCGATTGCAAGCGGAATCCACTCAAGTCCGGTTCCCATGTTTACTCACCAATTTTTTTCTTGAGATGCGTGACAAGTTCACACTTCGCGTGCATCTCCGCGTAGGCGATACGGCCAGCCTCAGACAGCAACTCAGACGGTTCGTGCTTGCGTTCCTTCGCAAGCGTCTTCAACTCCGCCAGCAGCTTGTCACGGGTTTCCTTCGCCGTGTTCTTCCATGTGTCGAACTTCGACGGGTCGAACTCTTGCATGTGTCAGACACCATTTCATCAGCGACCACGGCGTAATGCACGTTGGCACTTCCACGCCGCCCGAACGGATGACTCGCACGGTTGCATCCACGCACATCCAGCCTGCACGCCCCGCACCAAGGTCCACCTCACTGGGCGTTTCAATCTCGGCGACGTATCGAAGTCCATGCCTGATTGCTAAGTACCCATCCTGCGGAATCAGCACGCTGTCGTAAAGCGGCACAACCTCAAGGACGCGCCGCCCGTCGCCAACGGCGACATGATTCATCGAACCCGTGAAATGCCAACCCGCCCAGAGAACCAGTTGGTTCACGGGCGGGGGCTTGGGCCGAAAACTGAAAAATGCGAATACGCTGGGCAAGTTGTTTCAATGCTAGTCTTTACTAACTTACGAGAATGCGAACTGTGAGCTGCGAACTTCGTTCAAGTCCCAGTCGCCATGATCGGGCGCGAGCGGAATTGCGTCGCCGAATCTCGCCACCCACTGTTCACGAACTTGCAGCAGCGGGTGTTCCTCGTGAAACTTGACAAACGTGTCAAGAACCACGTCGCCAACTTCCGCCGCGTCCGCTGGCTGCGACCAGAAGGAATCGAACACGCCAGCGAATGAGAGGCCCTGTGACGCGGCTTGCGTTGCAGCCATCAGGAAGTGGCACGCATCGAACGAGTGAATCAGGTTGGGCGCACACGCCGACACCTGCTTCGGCTTAGGCGTTATCTTCGTGCGGTCATCAACGCGGAACTCGCCAATCACCGTGGCACAAAGGCTCGTGCTTTTGTTGTACGGCTGCAAGACCGGGAACCCGATGGGTGTGGTCCACGTCATCGGCTGGCCCGTCTTCGTGATGATGTCGGCACACGATGCAATCCACGCCATGATCTGACGGGCGGGTTGAAGGTACGGAATGTCCGCCTTGGCAACGATGGACGCGACCAGCCCACGCACCTTCTTTGCAAGGTCTTTCGGGCACCCTTGTTTCTGCAAGTTGTCGTAGACCTGCTTGCGTGCCCCGTACTGCGTGACCCCGTACATCTCGGTCATCACAGGCTGCTTCACCACATCCTTGACGATCCACGGCATGACAGCCTGCACGTCGGGGTTGTCGGCGTACTGCGTCGTGAGCGTGCGGATGGTGTAGTCCAACACATCTTTGTAGACCTTGTGCTTACGGTCGCTCGGACGCAGATTCGCCGCGCCAGCCGCGTCCGCATCACGCGCCATTGCCGCGTAATGCTGCAAGCCGTTCATCGTGCCGTCGCGCTGGCAGGGGATGTAACGCCCCACCTCGTCGTCCATAAGCCCGTAGCAGGCAGCCAGGAACTGAAACGGCTCTGCCGCCCGCTTCCAGAACTCATCGCTGTGCGGGTCGCTACAGGCTCGTGTGATGTTGCTGGCGTTGTCCTCCGTCCACTTCGCACGCTCGGCAATCGGCACGTCATCCACGCCGTACATATTGGCCGCGTGGACCATGAGCCAATACCGCCCGTCGTTGGTCATCGGCTTGTCGCTCGCCATGAGCATCAGCGAACGTCGTGCGTCGTCCCCGTGGTGGTTGAGCATGGGCGGCACAGGGAAACACCGACCACGGAAGTCCAGCATGTGAGGCAGGTAGAACCGCCGCCCCAGCATCTTCTCACACATGGCGTGCGTGCTTGCCACCTGCTGAATAACGCCAAGGTGACCGATGCGGTGAACTTCCCACTCGATGCACGAACGCTTCCACGCGCGGTGAATCTTCTTGTTCGTCTCGGCAGCGTCGGGACGCATGGGCCGCGTCTTGGGGTACAGGCTGGGCAGCGACCCGATTTCTTCGCCCGTCCGCAAGAGTTCCTGCTGAATGCGGAGGATGCGTTCGTTGACCATCCACGGCTGTGACGCACAAGCGTCGATGCCGCGAAACACCTTCGTCATGTCCGCTTCACGGATCATCCGCTTCTGGATGGGGTGAGGCTTGGCAACCAGCGGTGTGCGAATCTTGATGTATCCACCCTGCACAATCGACGACCCTTCCTCCATCGCATCCACCCACGCAAACGGTGTCATCACCATCGGCTCGTAGATTGGGCGAAGGACGGCGCGGGCGGCATGAGCTTCGTCGATAATACGGCTTGCTTCCGGCGTAAGTTCCATCACGCGGCGTGCGCGACCTGTGAAGCTGCTGATGCGGGTGCGACTTTCGACGAACGCCTGATAGGGCGTGTCCTCGTCCATCACCACGAGCATCGGCATCGCCACGTTGATAGCTGCCGCCCCGACATTCATAAACGCGCGCGGGACCAGGTTCATGTCGGGCGAGAGTTCGAGCTTGCGGACGCATTGCAGCACGCGCTTGGGGTACGCGAGCTTGCGGTTTGTCATCAAGATGCGAAGGTGCTGGAAGTCCTCGTCGGCTGTCCAGTCCCATTCCTCGCCCATCTGCTCCTTCTTGCGGCGAAGGGCAAGTTCGTCGTCACGCCACGATTCGCCAAACTGCGACTGCAAGACTTGCGCCGTGATGTTCTTGCCCAGCGTGTCGGCCAGACGATCCATACGAATCGCGGGCCGTCCAGACTTGGCAACCACCTCACCGCGCAGCAGCAGCGAGAACACCGTGCGGAGGAAGATGGTCGCACACTCGTTTGCGTCGGCGTTGTAGTACACGGGCACGCAGTACGTCGCGCCCTTGAACATCTCGCCGGAGCGACACTGTGCGATGAAGGCTGCGAAGGCTTGCGTGACCGTGGGCATCCAGGCATCCGTGAAGATGCGTGCCACAGGCAGGTCGCACCCGTCACCACGCTTGGTTGCGTCACTGACGTTCTTCCAGTAGCGGTCTTTCCCGGCTTGAATAGCGTCCTGCTCCAGCCGGATTTGTTCGTCGTATTGCGTCCCTGCAAGGATGCTCATGTGGTCCCTTTCAGTTGGTCCACCAACTTCATCATCTCGCGTTCAACCTCGATGACTTCGTGCATCATCGCCTGGCCTGCGTTGAACCGACGCTTGATGTCGGTCCACTTGTTGACCGCCTGCACGATGGCGGTGAGTTGTTCCGGTGTTGCGTAGATGGTCACTTGCTGCGTGCCCTTTCAATGATGCCGCTCGTCTCAAACTGCGGCCCCCACTCGCCGGACTTGCGGGAGAGGAGCGTGCGGATGATGCTGTCCCAATCTTCGTTCGTCTTCGTGGGCTTCACGTCGTTGTCGCCGATCCGCACGTCGCCCAGCGGCACACGCTCGACACCGCCGCCTTGCGCCGTGGGCGGCATCCACGGGCGGGGTACGCCGCGCTGGATGTTGTTCTCGATGATGGTGGGGCTGCCCAGCATGTACGAGATGCCCCACTGTGCAGGCTCGCCTGCGCGGGGTGCGTCTAGCAGGTTGTTGCTCACGATGGCGGAAGTCCAGACTGTTCGCGTCGGGTCGGTCGCGTTGAACGCCATCGGGTGACCTGTGCCAATGCCGGTGTTGAAGTCGTAGCAGACGTTTGACATGACGGTGAAATCGCCGCCGCGTGCTTGGACGGACGCGCTGCCGGGGCTGACAATCCAGTTGTGCGTGACGATGCGCGTCGCGCCCGCCGTGTGCACGAGGTACATGCCGTGCGAGAACTGGTCGCGGTTGCCCGTGTTGAACAGGACGTTCTGCTCAACGAGCGTCATCGTGTCGGCGGATGCGTAGATGCCTTGGCTGTGGCTGGCGGGGTGGCGTTGGTCGCGGATGATGTTGCGGCGGATGCGGACAGGGCCGGTTCGCTTGTCCATGCCCTGAATCGAAACTCCGATGGCTCCGCCGACGAGTTCGCAGTCTTCGATGAGGATGTTTCCGGCGTCGCCTTGGATTGCAACCATTGCCCCGTGGTTCTCGCCGACAAGTCGTAAACCGCGAATCTCGATGTACCGCAACCCGCCGACAATTCGCACGCCCGCGCCGAGTCCGTTGGGAATACGAAGTGTTGGCCGCTCCCCGTTTGGTCCGGGCAGTCCACGGATGACGAGAGGTCGGCCAGCGATGCCGCCGTAAGCCAAGCCGTCCATGCCGGGCCAGTTGATTGCGAAGTCATAAGGCTCACTCTGCCAAGGAACCTCGATGATGGCGGGGGTGCCACGAACAGCAGGTCGCTCGTCCTGATGAGCCACTCCCACCCCAACTGCTTCAGCAGAAACGATGGCAAGGGATTGGAGAACAGCACCCACAGTCCGCATCCGTCCATCACTATCACCGATTCTAACGACTGGGCATCCCATGCAGATGACAGGGGTAAAGCCTCCGTTGGAACATGGCCCACCAGCAAGAACAGCCAGCCAGTCCGTGTAATCTCGGTCATCGGGGAACACTCCATCGCCGTTGAAGTCGATGCTGTCGCACGTCGGGCAATCGGCACCCGCGAGGACGTTGGCAAAGTCGGTTGTGTCTTGATCTGACGGGAACACCCCGTCGTTGTTGAAGTCGAGGTCGGCACACTGCGCGAGGGCGGGTGTGGCGAGAAGTAACGCTGTCCATGCGAGTTTCATGCGAGTCCTTTCGTTAGAGTTCACTGTCCCCCTCCATTCGCG